ATAATCACTGCCGCCGGATTCGTAGTACTCGCGCACACGCTCCCGCCATGTCTTTCCTGCGACAGATTCATTGATTGCGCTTTCCACTTCATCGACAGTCGGTTTGATGTCCGTGCCTAAGTCCGTGTTCGCCGCCTGTGCGCCGTTCGCATAAGCCAGCAGGAAGAAATCAAGCAGCTCATCAAGGATGTCTTCGTAATCTTCGCGGGAACGCATTTTGCCGTCTTCAAAGTGAATCGAAATGTCGTTTTGGAGAGTGTTGAGTTCATCAATCGGCAAGATGTTCATGTCAAATCACTTCAATCACGCCAAGCTGTGAGAGTTTGTCCGCACGTTCCCATGTAACGGTCTGCATATCACCGGGGTACTGGTCGGTGTTTAGAACAACATCGAAGTAGTGCTTCTTGCACCGAATCTCTACCATGCCGCCTTGGTCATCCTCATACTCGGCTTTGCCCTTGACAAGCACCCGTTCGTAGTGGCTTTCCAACGGCGTGTACTCAAATTTCTTCAAGCCCTTGTAGATACGCTCAACAGGAATCCGGCTCATGTCGAGCGGAAGAATAAAGCCGTTCTTGCCGTCAACTACTCCGATTTCATGAAGCACGGGAAGATCAGTCACGATGACTGGTGTCCCAACAGACAACGCCTCGACCGTGCTATAGGAGTATGCCTCACTGTCTGACAGCTGAACGAGGTAGTCAGCCCGTGCTACGAAGTCGAACACATCAAGACGGCTCGGAAGCACCGCAACGCTCTTGTTCGGAAAGTCTCGCGGGATGTCGGTATACACATCCCAATGGAACGGGATGTTGGCTTTATCAAGCGCGTCAGCAAGAGCAATCATGCGCTTCAGGCCCTTTTCAGGAGAAAGCCTTGTCGCGCTGATGATGCTGAGAACCTTGCGCGGCTTTTTCGGAGTATACGGGTTGTAGATGACCTCTACTTCCCTTTCACCGTCATAATATTCCCGCGCATTGACTGCTACGCTCTGGGATACGCTGATAAATCGCGTTGCCTGTTCACACTTGCCGATGTTCAGTCGCCTCGCCCAGAAATCACTGTGGAACATCTGGACGCAATCTTTCGCCTTGACCCTGTCAAGCACCGTGCGGTCATATCCAAACAGGAACGTGTCGCACACGATTTCGTCCGTGTCTCTGAATCGAATCACCCGCGCAACCGTGTTTGCTATCTTCGACAGCGTACCGGGATCGCCTTTTTTGTAAAGCACGGTAATGTCATAGGATTTCCCGTACTTCAACCCCATCTCATAGCAGAATGTCTCCACACCGCCACACACGTTGAAGTCGGGGAAGTATATGACATTTTTGAGATTCAGCACTCGTCCCATAGCGTTTAGATCAATCCACGGTTATGCAGATTCAGCAAGCTGCCCTCACGGGGGAAGTTGTAGCGGTAAGCGGTCACATCGGAGTACATCACCTTGGGATGACGCTCCATCATTTCCTTGTGGAAATAAGCATCCTCTCCAACCTTGACATCTTCGGGATACTCAATTCCCTCGACCAGACTCCGGCGAATAAACCGACACGCCTGAGCGCACCAGAGATTGTCATTCACGGGATTCAGTACGAACAACTCGCCGCTGTTGATTTGCAGATTCATCGCGAGAATGTCCACATCGGGATTCTGGTAAAGCGTTTCGATCAGGCCGTTGTAAGCATCCGTGAACAGCGTGTCATCGGACATAAGAAAATGAAAATACTCGCCATGTGCGCTCTCCAACAGCCTGTTTGCCGTGTACGCCACACCGTAGTTCTGCCCATTCGACTGGATCGCCAGATTCAAGTCTGTGGTCTTCGCGTACTTCCTGAGGTTCTTGAGCGTCTTGTCGGTTGAGCCATCGTCACGCACGATAACCTCGATGTCATCGCGGCGGGGGATACTGTCCAAACCCTTGATGACCAGTTCCTCCTGGTTGTACACGGGTGTCAGAATCGAAAGCTTAATCATACCGCGCCTCCAGTTTCGTTCTCGCCAGTAAAGCGGTCTTCCTCAACGATGACAGCTTCGCCTTTCGCCTCGCCAGCTTCAGCAGCTGCTTCGGGATCTCCCCACACCATCTTGAGGTACGGCTCGGACATCTCAATATCCGCAACGGGGTCGTTGGAGATGCCGCTCTTCGCCGCCGCGAGGACAGGATGCATACCAGCGGCAAGCAGCGTCTGAAACGCCTGTGCTTTACTTTGCACGTTCGATTGCTCGTTTCTCACGAAGTTCAACTCAAAGTCAGACAGAGAGATGTCAAGCAAGCCCCTACGCCGCAGGATTTCCGTGAAAATGCGGTCGAACTGCTTGTTGGACTTCTTAAATAGGTCTTCCGTGTTCCTAGCTGCCGCATCTGCCTGATACCATCCATCACGGGCAAGCACCGCCGCGCCAGTATCGCTGGTCGAAGTCCCACCCTTGGTCTGGGACGGCATGGCGCAAATCCTCAACACTTGCTCATACAAGTTGTCAATCAGAACTTGCGTCTGCCCCTGGTCAAGCTGCTCGGACAGAATCTTGAAGTCAGCCTTGTTCTCGCCAATCGACTTCAAGACAATCATTCCGGCCTTGCGGATGTCATTTGCCGTGGTGTCCTCTGGGAACTCACAGTTAGTTGCCACCGCAAGGGACTGGATGAACTGCTCAACACCGTCAATGCGGTTGCTTTGCAGGCTGTTGATAGCATCCAACAGCGGCAGGACAGCCTCAAATGCGCCCATGTTGATGCTGTTGTACCGATACTCGATAATCGGAATCAGCCCAAGCGCGTTCGGTTCATAGCTGTCGATACTGACGGCGGTTGCCAGATAGTCGCTATTGACTTGCGGGGAGATCAGTCTGCCCGTTGCGCCGCCCGTCAGGTGATACACGGTGTCCTTGGTGTAGACATCGAATTTGGCAACGCCGTCCACCACAACCATGTTCACACCCATCACAGGCTCGTTGCCCGGTTTGAGCGAGTAGACAACAAACGCGCTGCGCGGGTCGAGAGAGTAGGCATGAACGGGGACTTCGGGATCGTTGTCGCGGTCAGGCTCGATGAAGCAAACAGCCTTACCTACCATGTGAAACCAGTCGGCAAGTTCGTTGTCCACTTGCTGTTTGTAGGAGCGGTACAAGTACTCGTTCAGCTTGTCAACCTTGTCCTGTGCTTCTTCGACACGGCTGACATAGAACGCAGGCTGGGTGAGGAAGTACCCGTTCTTGAACGCAACAATTTCGTCAGCGTGGTTCTCCTGCACGATGTTCATGATCTCCGGACGAACATCCTTTGTGCGGTAGAGAATTGGCTGAACATTGCGCCTATACCAGTACAGAAAATCTTCTTGAAGCAAGTTCTGAACATGAAACGGCAGCGCGGTGTTCAGCTCGTTGACCACGTTCTCCGGCGTGATTTCATCGTAGGAGGCATAAATGTCATACCGGCCCCACAGATTGTTGGAGATCACGCTGCGTTCGTTATTCATGTTAGGCGTGTTGTCGTTCATGTTCACACCTCGGCAAAAAGAAAAGAGACTAACCGCCATTTCTGACGATTAGCCCCTTTGGACTACTTCCCGCCCCACTTTTGGAGCGTGGGAACGCTATTCAGTATTTAACTTCTTTGCGGGAAACTGTTTTTACCGACAGCCTGCCATCCGGCTTGCGATATAACTCCACGGCAAATCCTTTGGATAGCGCCGCTTCGATTGCCTTGACAATCTCTGCTGTCAGCATACACAACTCTCCGTATATATTTATTCTGATTATACTATACGTTATTGTTAACCGACTTGTCAAGGGCCTTTTTGTATTTTTTTGAAATTTTCATCCCTTGATTTGCGCTCAAGCCACGCAGAAATAGTGTCAAACGGGATGGAGGCGTTGATGCGCTCGACAATCGGCTTGTATTCGCCACAACCCTCGCACAGTTCCGGCTCTTTGCTCATGACAGCCCTTGAAACATTCAGCCCAAGGATTCTGGAAGCGCAATCTTTGCAGTATTCAGCCATGTTTGCCCCCTTAAAACGGTCGTTTGACTATCTCAACACGGTTGCTGGTGCTGAAGATTGCCATAGCAAGAGCAATTGCCAAGCTGTCAGGTGCGTCATCGTTCTTGTTTTTCTTAGCAATCGAGAACGAGAACAGATTTTGCATGAACAGTTCGTACTCCTTGGAACGCTTGCCGCTCGACAGAAACACCATGCGCTCACGGATGTCAGGGGCCTTGTCGAAGATCCGCTGTTCCTTGCCCGTTCCTGTGAAGTGCTTCGTGGTGCTTTGAAGATTGATCTTGATGCCATCAGCACGGAGCAACTCGTCAACCTCCTGCGTGTAGGAGGCCGTCATCTTGGTTGCCTCGATAAACAGCGCCTGAATGCCATGCTCCTTGACTTTCTTGACAATCAGCGGCTGAGTAGTGCGCTTGTCACCGTTGTCGTACACTACATCGGCAATGTAGAGGTCATCACCAAACTGGTAGATGATAGGCGCAGCTACGAAGTCACCGCCGCCCCATGCAGGATCGACAGCCGCAAAGATGCGGTCTGGGTCAGCACCCGGCAATGTGCCGTTGTAATAGCGCAAGTCATCAGGGCTGAAGACAGCACCGTCACGCTCGATGGGTACGCCCTGGTACTGAGCAAGCCACGATGCCATGTCGTTGTTGCGTTCAAACGATGCTCGGCGCTGACGGTAGAACTCCGTGGAGAAACCAACACCGTAGTCGTACTCAAAGTTGCTCGTTTCATCAGCTGCCAGCGCAGGCGTGTTGACCGCTTTCCATCGGACGCTTGAATACTGCGGTTCGTTCGACAGCAGATCCATGCGGATGCCTTGCGGGTCAATCAACGACCAGCGCGTACCAATCCACAGGCGTTTAGCACCCTCCTTGGCACGGGGGATGAGGTTGTTATCGACTTTCGCCCAGAGATTGTGCATACGGTCGGCAGACAACGCCTCCTCGATACCCTCGCACAAGTCATCAGCAATCAAATACCCGTTGCAGTCGCAAGATCCGTTCAAGCTGCCGCCAATCGGTCTGCCAGTGAACGATGAATACCGTTTCTTGCGGTCAATGTCGATGATGTTATCGTTCGCGTTCGTGCTTGCCAGCTTCGCATTTGGGAAAGCATCGCCATAAGCGTAGGTGACGGGGTCGCGCAGAATCTCCAACAGGCCGTTATAGAACGTGTCAACTGGCTTGTTCGTGAACGAGCAATACAAATTCGACTTCTCGGAGTTCCTGCCCATCACCCAAAGCAGGAAAAACACCATCAGAGTTGTCTTCCCAATGCGCGGAGGGCATGACAGAAACAGTTCATCCAGATTGCCGTCCTCCATGTCCTGCAAAGCGCGGCATATCGGCATAAGTTTCTTGCGCCTCGGCAGCCAGAACTGCTCTTTCAGCGGCCTGTTGAACTCCAGCACCCTCATGAAACTGTCAAAATCAACTGGCGCGGCAAAAATCAGCGTATCATGGTACAGTTTCGCCGCCTCTTCAACACAAACACCCTTTGCTATCAGCCCGTGCGCCCCAACACGCACTTTTTTGTTCGTCTCATAGTCTCCCGTCTGCCTGCAAAGATCAAAACAATCCCGCAGTGGCACTACATCAGCACCGCCCAGCCTTAACAGCTTCTCTTTCAGCCCCGCAACCCCTGGTCCCTCCGGCATATACTCCACCTTGTCTATCAGCTGCCGCCTCACTATCGCCATATCCCCATGACCCCCTCGCGTGTGCGTGTGCGCGTATAGTATTATCATCCCTATTCTACCATATCTTGCGCCTATATTGTCAAGTACCCTAGCCAGCCTAGCCTATATAGTATAAGTATTATATATAATTATATATATCTTATACTCTTAACTCTTATCTTGACTATCTTATAGATTCTTAACCTGATATCCCTCTATGTCTATCATTGCCTTATTTTATTCTCCCTTTTTGTTTTTTGAGTACTAAGAGGACTAACCTATACCAGGATACCTGATCTTATATCCCCCATAGGTACTATTCCGGCTTAATTGAACAAAATATAGATTTAGTGCAATTATTAAATCTATATCTTGTTAGGACCAGGCATACAGACACAAGATATAGATTTGGCTTGATTATTGATTAAGATTATTAATCTATTATTACTTATCTATTAGATTTTGTCATAGATAATGTCATATTGTTTACAGTCCTATCTAGTTTTGGATATTACATCTCCCTCATATCTTACTACCATAGCTATATGAGTTGCTATATTATCATTATTGAAGATATAGAAGATAATGTTTAAAAATGAGAATGAGTAAGATACATATATAATGTTGACTTGATAGATGGTCGTGATATAATCAATATGCTAGTAGAT